CCGGCGCTGTTCCGCCATCTCCCGCAAGCGCAGTTCCGTTCCGTACTGAACCACCCGCCCCTGCTGCTCCCCCGTCATGTAGTTCCAACCGGGGATGCTGGACTGGGTGACAGGGGCCGGGCCAGGAGGGGGCGCCGGAGGAGCGTTGGGATCCATAGGAGCTGGAAGGGAGGGCACCATCCCGGAAACCCGCTTGACCGAATCCACATAATTGGTGGCCACTTCGGGCATGTGAGCCTTCCAGTCGAACCCCCACTGGTTGACCGCTGCGTCCACCGCTGCGGCGCCCGAATGGTAGGCGGCCAAGGCCATGTCCTGATCTCCTTGGTAGTGCCGCTGAAGAGCAGCCATGTCTACCGCCAGTTGGGTCGGGGAAGTATCCTGGGTGCCTCCTACCTGAATCTGGCCTAGCAGAAGGTTGGGGTTGGCACCGGTCGCTGCCGCCGCCGGAAAGATCTGGGGCGCTTGGGTCATCGTCTCAGGACTGAGGCTGACCTGGCCGCCCGGAACCGTTCCATTCTGAACAAGGGCCGGCCCAGGATCGTGTTTGGCCGCAGCCGGGCCGAGCGCCCCCAGCATGCCCCCGGGATCCTTGGCAAAGGCGGCCTTGGCCGCTTCCTCACCGATCATCCGAGTGCCTGCCGCCAGGTGCGCGTCTCGCACCTCCTGGGTCACGCCGGGAAGGTGGAACGCCCCATTCGGGTCGTTGACCAGATTCTTGAGCTTCCCCACGGCCCCTTCAACGGTGGTGGGATCGTCCTGAACCATCTGGGTTCCCAGGGTGGTCATCGTGTTGTAGCGGTTCACCGCGGCAGCGCCGTTCAGTTCGCCCTGGACGTTGATGGCGTGACGAGTGATGTCGGCCTGCAGAGAGGCGCCCGCTGTCGCGGCCAGCTGCCGCCCCTTCGCGGTTTGAGCTGAATCCGAGATGTTCTGCAGGTAGGTATCCATGTAGGAGTTGGCCTGAGGCACCAGGGACTGATCCCCGGAGGGCAGCCGGCTGGCCATGGCCTGAACCGCCTGCGCACCGTCCACGCTGGCCTGGGCAAGCTTGACGTGGGTATTGGTCACGTCCTGAACGTCCAGCTGGTTCTGCACCGCGCTGGCAGCCTCACTGATGTCGCCACCGAACCGGTCTTCGGCCTGCGCCACTTGGCCGCCGAAGCCCTCGGCGTTGGCCTGAGCTCGGCGCATGATTTCGACGTGGCCTTGCGGAAGAACGCTGTCATTGACCTGTGGAATCATTACCATGTGCTACCTCACGTTCCTGGATAGTTCATGCCGGTGGGAACGGTTCCCGGTCCGTCATCGTCAGCGCCGGGAATCTGCGTGCCCCCATTGCTGAACATCCCCTGCTGATACGCCTTGGACGCAGCTCCGACAAGGCCACCAGCCGCGTTAAGCATCCCGGCAGAGGTTGCGAATCCCGCTTCAGATGAGTCCAGGTTGGCTTGGTCCTGGTAGCCGATGCCCTGCAACTTGTAGTTGTATTGGGTGGTCAGGTTGTTCAGGGTGGCCATCTGGGCGCTGTTCGAAAGCACATCCGAAGCTGAACCGGTGGCAGGATCGACGCCGGCCGCGCCGTAGGCAGCCACCTCAGCGCCCGCCTGGCGCTCTGCCTGCCGGGTCTGCAAATCCGAAGCAGCGGCTGCTTGCGAGGCGGCGTTATTCGCGTTCTGGCTGGCGACGGTGGCATTGTAATTAGCAGCCTGGGACTGGGCCTGCCCCTGCTTGAAGGCAGCGGAAGCCGCCATTACGGCCGAAACGGCCATGAGGGCAATCGGAGCGGCAGCCATTATTTCACCTTCGCGTAAAGTGTGTGGTCGGTGCCATCCGGCATGTAGGCTCGCATGCACTCAGCCTCCACGTGAAAGCCCAGCATGCGCAGCCACCGATGGCCCTGAACGAAATCACAGGGGGTATCCGCCTCAATGCGCCGGTAGGGCGCCAGCTCCAGCGCCTTCTTCGCCACACGGGTGATGGTCGTGAAGTGCGGGCCGGCGCGCCGATCCACCATCGACCAGACGAAGCCCCGGTTCTCCCACAGCTTGGCGATGCCTCCGACCGCGATGGGGGAACCGTCCAGCAGCACGGTGTAGGAGAACTCGCCTTCCAAAGACTTGGCGTATTCGAGGGTGATGAACCGCGCCGTGCTCTGCTGGTGCATCTGCAGGTCCAGGGCGAGCGCATGCTCGGCCTCGTAGGGCACCACCTGGGTCATTGGGCGTCCTCCGTATCCATCTGGACCATGGCCATGGTGATGTTGCTGGGGAGGGGGTCACTGGTCTGGAAGTATAGCATTCCAGTGTCGTCCCAGTCACCCTCGTATTCCCAACGCTGATCCCCGTTGAAAAGGGCCGGTGGCGCGTTCATGCCCATGCTGCTGTCGCGGAAGGACTCTGGGTAGACACCCGCCCCCTCTACCGTGGTGCCCATGCTGATTCCGATGGACTGGAAGAACCGCAGCACGGTCCGGAAGATCCGCTTGAACTTGCCCTGGGAAGGCCCGTCGTTGCCCCCGGCTTCGATGTTGAGGGTCTGCGCCAACGAGGTGTAGGGTAGCCCCACCTGAGCCTGGGCCACGACCGGCCACTGCAGGGTGATCGTGCCGGTATTGCTAACCACGCAGGGGGGATGCACCGCGCCATCGGTCAGGACACCCACGGTCTGGCCCACCAGCCAAGTGAGCCCGGAGATGGTCGTCCCGGAACCCAGGAACGACGCGCTGGAGTCCAGGAAATTGCAGGCGGCCAGCAGATCGCCGTTCTCCCACAGCTTGGACATAACCTCAACGTTGGTGGCCACGGCGCCGTTGATGTAGCGCTGCACCACCACCCATACCTCGTCCCGGGTGATCGTGGGGTCAGGGATGGAAGCCGTGCTGATGACCACGGGCGGGGTGCCCTGGGCGACGTCCGAGAAGCCGCCCAGGATGTGCTCGTGGCCGCCGCAGACGTCCTGGTCCTTGTCGTAGGTCAGCCCCACCAGGGCGCCCAGCTTGGTGGCCATCCAGACGACCTGCTGGGGGGCCAGCTGCAAGGCCAGCTGCTGGATGCCACCCTTGGTCAGGTGCTCGCACACCAGGGAGATGTCCAGGGCCACGAAGGTCTGGAGCATGAACTGGTACATCATCTCCCGGATCTTTCGGCCGGTGCGCTGGATGAACAGGACGCAGCGGCCCACTCGAAGCGGGGGAATCGCGGCGGAACCGTAGTTCGACATCGGCACGACGTTCAGGTTGGTCGGGGTGATGGCCTGCTGGGTGTTGCTCGGGCTGGCGCACCATTCGCTGCCGGCCGTCCCGATGAGGAGCCCCCACTGGTCGCTAATCATCCAGCGGATCGCGTTGACGCTGCCTGAATTGAGCGTGAAGCTCAGGGCATTTGCGTCGGTGACGGTGCCATCCTGGAGGGTGGGCGCCATGTTCAGATAGTCGCCAGTATTCGAACCGTCTACCTCATTGGGATAGTTCGCGCAGCCGGCCCAGACAAGCCGATCCTGGTGGAAGGTGCAACAGCTGGGGTAGCCGTTGACCGAACCCCACACCCCTAGCTGCCAGAAGGCAGTGGACGAAGCGAGAACGGGCGTGGGCGCCGTCAAGGTGACGGTGGGCGCCGAGCTATAGCCGGTTCCCGTCACGCTTACAGTGATGGAAGAAACAACCCCATCGGTCAACAGGGCGTAGACGATGGCCCCGCTGCCCCCGCCACCCGACAAGGTGACGCTGGGGGGAGTCACGCCGTAGCCGCCACCGCCATTGATGATAGAGATGCTGAAGACGCTGCCGCCGGACACGTTGGCCGTCGCCGTCGCCTGGGTCGGGATCTGGTCGGCGTAGGTGGCGCCAATAGTCCAGGTGATCCCGGTGGTGCTCACCACCGAAGCGATGATTCCCCACAGCCAGATGCCCCCGCACTTGATCCGAAGCATGCGCCCGACGTCGGTAGCCTGGAACCCGGTTCCGGTGTTCCCTGTGGTCACGTTGATGCCGACAATGGAGCTTGCCGTGACCGTCACGGTTCCGCTAGTCGCGGAAGGGGTCAGGGTCGTCGCGGTGACATTGGTCGGCAGGTATGGGCCGTCCAGGAACTGGCATACCGACAACACCCAGTTCGTCGCCCCGTAACGCTGCAGCTCCATCGGGGGGTAGTCCGGGTGCGCGATGAACAGGACGTCCGCCGACTGGGTGACGCTCAGCAGCCAGGGGTCGGCCGCATTGATGTAGGGGGTCGGAATCTCGAAGATGGCGCCGGTCTGCGGATACCAGTAGGTGGTATTGGGCGGGGCGTTGCCGGTGGTCGGCGCGATGCAGTAGTAGGTGATGCCCCCTTGGGTGCAGAGGGAGCCGATGGTGTAGGCCGTCCCTGCGTTGTACGCGGCAACCCCGGACGTGAGCAGCTGGCCATCATTGGCGTAGAAGCGGATGTAACCGGCCCCCACCTCCAGGATGTAGGCCTGGGTGATGGAGAACTCGAAGGGGATGAGCCGGGGCGGGATCGCGGCGTTCTTGACCGGAGCGACGTAACGCGTCCCGGGCCGGCGCGTCAGGCCCCCCTGCTGAGTCGGCAGGAAGTTCTGGCAGATGGCCAAGCCGTTCTTGTATTTCGCCAGGTCAAAGCGGCCGTAGGCCAACGGAGACCACTCGCCCCCGTTGAAGTTGGACTGGACCCACGTCACCCGGGCCACGGCTCAGTTCCTCCCGAGCCAGAAGCTGTCCGAAGGAGGCTCCTGGGAAATCTTTTCGAAGGAGTCGAACTGTTCGGCGTCTTCCACCGCTTCCTGGTAGTGACGCTCCAACGAGGCCTTCTTGCTGGTGGAGTTGGTCAAGGGTTCGCAGATGTCGATGGCGATGGCATCGCTCAACAAATCGTAGAAGACCGAATCCCACTGGGTGCAGTCCTCGATGTCGGCGATGTAGCGCAGGTTCAAGACCGGCGCGGTGTTGGTGGCACCGGTGGACTGCTGGGCCGCCAGATTGCCGGCCAGAAGCCAATTCCCATCGCCGTCATCCGTCCCGTTGTCATCGCAGTCCGAAAGGATCTTGCGCCCCTCGACCACCCAGTCCAGATTGTCCTTCCGGGGCAGGATCACCTTCAGGCAGTCGTTGGGCAAGGTGAACTGGTAGGCCTTGCCGAAGGCTGGTGCCGTCGCGTCCGGCGTCAACTGCGCCCGCTTGATGGCGAAATTCCACCGATGCCGACGCAGCAGCGCCCGCCGGTTGCAATCGTAGAATACGCTGCACACCCGGGCCGACTTGGTGTTGTCGGTCAGGCTAATGATCGAGGACGCCCCGACCATGGCCAGGGCGTCATTGCAGCAACCGACGACGTTTTGCGACATGGATCACCCCAGTCCGACCAGCCACGCGTTGAGGGCGCCGCCGGATCCGGTCAGCGAGATCTGCACGTTCCCGCGGGGGAGGTGGATGGGCTGCACTGAGTTCGGGACGGTCGTGAAGTTCAGCACGGTGCCCACCAGGTTGCTGGCGGGAACCATGACGCCATCCGGCGAAGAAATGAGCAGGGCGATGCCCGTGACGGATCCCAAGGTCCCATCCACCAGGAGGGCGTAGTCCCCTCCACGGATGGAGGTGACGGGGCCCGTACCGCTGGCCAAGGCGGTTGCCAGGTTGTAGTTTTGCTCGTCGGCGCGAGACATTACAGCGCCTGCGTGGTGGGCGGCCAGGTGTCGGAGGCGACGGCAAGCGCGAGCTTCTCCAGCAGGAGCAGAGCGCTGGCCTTATCGGGAACGTTGCTGGCGTTGATGTTCAGCTCGATGTCCACCGCGGCGCCATCGCTGGACGTGCCGATGTAGGCCGGAACATCCACGATGCCGGGTTTGTATTGCAGACCCACGTAGTAATTGGTCATGGCCATGCCTCAGAAAAACCCCCGCCCCGCAGGGGGCGGGAATGTGGGGGATCAGACGTTGGACACCAGGAAGTCCACCACCAACTGGCCGAGAGCGGGCAGCGCCAGCACGGCCACAGTGAGGATCACGTCCTCCTCCGCGGTGTAGGGTGCCAGGGCCTCGTCCGGCTCGGTATCGGTGGCGAACAGGGTCGGCACGTTGGGCGTGGTGAAGGTCTGCGCGGTGAGGTACTTTCCGGTCGTGCCAGCCACACCGATGGCGATGGTGCTGGTGCTCAGGGAAACTGAGCTGTTCAGGATGCCGAGCATGAAGGTGGCGCCGGCGGGGAACCGGGCCAGGTTGATCGTGTCGCCGACCTGCTGGGCGCTCAGGGGAACGGTGGCGCGGAAGCGCAGCACCTTGGCGTTGTAGGCCCCCGAAGCGTTCGCCTTGACTGCGGGAACGGAGTCGATGCCAGCCAGTTCGTTGGAATACCAGACAGTCATGGGGAATCTCCTTCAGGAGGGAAAGGGGGCCACCCGAAGGCGGCCCCGAAGATGGATCAGACGCAGGGGATGGCGACGGTCCGGAGTTCTTCAATCCGGGTCGCGCCGAAGGTGCCGGTGCAGTAGACCTGCCAGGTGTTGCGCTTGTCGGGCCGCTTGTCCACGCTCGCCTTGATGTCGTTCCAGAGGCCCAGGCCCACGCCGCTCTTGGCCCAGCAGGGCACCAGGTAGGCCGCGCCGGCGACTTCGGTGCTGGGCACCAAGGTGCCGTTGTAGGAGAGGCCACCGGGGATGCGCTCGGTGTGCAGGAAGTTGAAGCCCATGAAGCGCTTCACCATGCCGTCTTCCAGCACGGGCTGCTCGCCGTTGTAGTCCTTGTTGACCACCTGGATTTCGTTCAGGAGGTTGTCGTGCTGCTTGGCGGTGATCCCGATCCACAGCTCATCGGTATCCATGTCCAGTTCGGACTGCATCAGGAGCAGCTTGGCCGCGCGCAGCTTGGCGACGTTGAGGCCGGTGGCCGCGGTGGACCCGGTGGCCAAGGACACCACCTGGGAGCCCGAGTTGTATGCGCAGAGATGGCCGAGGTTGTTGGTCCCGTTCTGGCCGTCGTAGCAGTTGCCGAAGATGCCGTTGATGATCTCGTCGTCGATGTTCCGGCCCAGGGCGTAGACGCCGGCCAGGGTGATCGGCGCGGTCGGATCGATCAGCAACCGGAGCTTATCTTCCTGGTCCACCAGATCCGCCCAATCGTAGTCGCTGGGGTAGACCCAGCGCCGATCCTGGGGGGTACCCACGATGGGGGTATCCGAGTTGCGGGCGAGGTTCTTGACGCCGTTCACCTTGCCGAACTGTTCCACGTAGGTGGCAGCCTGGCCGAAACAGGCCTGCTCACGCACGTGGGCCCGGAACCGGGAACCCTGCTGCTGCAGCAGCATTCCGACGTTGGTCGAATACTGCTGCACAAATGCGGTGGTAATCTGAACACCCATGGTGTCCTCCGAGAAAAGTTGAAAGCATTGACCTTTAGGGGGTCATTACCCTCGGCTTGTCCTCGGATGGAGGGGCCCAACTGCTGGTGTCAGAGAAGCCTACGGGGTCACTCAAAAATTCCAGGTGCCTTGTCCGCTTTCGGCTTCCGGGTCTTCGTTTCGGGTTCCACTGCTGGAACGGGATCAGAAGCCCCGGCGATGTGATTATAGAACCGCGATGAGATTTCCACAACAATATTTATATCATAGTGCTTGCCCTCCCGCTGGGCCTGGGTCATGGCCAACTCCAGGCACTGGAGCCTGACCCAAGCCTCGGGAAGATATCGGAGGTCATCCTTGGGGTAGTCCATCAGTTCGGCTCCGGGTAGGCCTGCTCATGCAGGGACTTCCACTCGGCGGTGGCGGACGCGTCCTTGTCGGTGAGCCGCTTGATGAAGTTCTTGTCCTGCCGGTATTCCGTGATCTTGGCCTGGGCCTGACCAGGGGAGAGGATCCCCTTGAACCCGGGCTGGCCACTGCCTTGAATGAACTCGGCCTCACCAGACTTCGAACCGATCTGCTGGAACAGCTTCAGGGTGCCCTTGAGCCCCAGAGCGGAATCGAGCTTGTCCAGGGTGGCATCATCGACGCCCAGGGCCCGGCGCGCGGTGGCGGCCTGAGCGATGTTCTGCTGGAAAGCCTGGCCCCACTCCTGCTTCAGCGCCGCTTCATCGGCGGTGCGCTGGGCCGCGGTCTGCGTCTTCTGCGCCCCCAGGGCAGCTCCGGCCTGCTCGTTGTACCATGCGGCCAGCGCCTCGCCCTGAGACTTGGGCAGGCCCAGCTCGTGCATCTTGGCAGCCGCGGCCTTGGCAAATTCGGGGTCGCCGCCCTCAGCCGGCACCTCGATCTTGTAGCCGGCAGGATCGGCCGGACGGCCCAGGCGGTTGTAGAAGGCGTCTACCTCGGCCTTGGGCGCGTCCGGCTTGGGCAGAACGACCGTGTTGCCGGCGCGATCCGCCCCCATGAGCTTTTCCAGGTTCACGTAGCTTTCGATGGCTTCCGCGGGGTCCTTCCAGCCCTTGTTCTGGACATAGCCCAGCCGGACCTCATCGGCCCCGGGCAGCCAGGGGATGGTGGGCGTGGTGGAGGCGGCCGCCGCAGCGGGGGTGCCCAGGAGCGCCGCAGCGGACCCGGCGACACCGGCAGCAGCTCCAGCGGCGAGTGCCGCATCAGCGCCGCCAGCGGCTGCACCAGCGGCTGGAGCTGCAGC